ATGGCTTCTAGTATTATTTTCTCGTTTGCTGTAATAGAAGCTTGGAAGTCTAATTCTTTAAAATTAATGTTAGTTAGGCTAGATACTTCTAATCCGCCGTCTAATATAAGAGGGCGTCTGCCTCCTGTTGTTGGATTGTATCTCATGCTCCATGCTTGTAACATTCTTTCTTTAATTTTTTCAGAAAGAGTATTTGGAGATTTAAGTACTAATCCTGGAACTGCTCCGTTCTTGAAGAAGTTATCTTGAAAACTTCTCATGTTGCTAAGTAGCTGCATAGTTCTGTATGCTGGTTTTAGTCTTGGAGTTCCTCTATAAATGGAGTTAAAGCTGTTTTCTTTAACATGTATAATCTCATTTACTGAATAGTCGATGCTGTTATCATATGTATATTTTTGAATATAATTAACATCATCAGTATAAATTGTAACTTTGTTTGCTGGTAAGTGGTACATATGAGTACCATCAAAGTATATAAATATGTTACCATCAATCATTAAGTCAATAATTAAGTTTCTTTTAAAAGTACTAATATCCTGAAAAGGATTTGGTTCTATATTTAAAAGTAAGTTAACTTTTGATTTACGAATATTTTTTAGTATGCTATTCGTACCAATTAGTTTGTCCCCAACTGCGAAAGGGATTTCAGAAACATCATCAACAATCATATTAACTGCTCTGTTAACGATTTCTAGTTGTTCATATGCATTACGATAATTTGTAACTATTTCACGCGAGTCTACGGTTAACCCTTCGTTTCTCGAAATAACGTATTGCGAAGGATTCAGCTTCTCTTCGTCGCTTCTTCCTAAAAATCTATCGTACCATGCCATATTTTTGTCTCTGCTTCTCGACCCAACGTTTTTGTTTCTCTGCTGTGATCAATCTGGGTCTTTTTCCGTATATTGAATGTAATCGTAAATGATGCTTATGGCAGAGGGTTACTGTGTAATCATACACTTTCTCCCAGTTATCATCAATAAAGGACTTTCGAAGTGCTAGTATGTCTTGCTCATTCTCTATAGTATAATTTTGTTTTTTCAACCAAGTTTCTAGTAATTCGGTCAGTCCGTAGTAATGATGAAAATCTAAGTCTATATTGCTTTCGCAAATATAACAACTACTTTGTTTCTTGTATTTGGATTTAGCCTTGTCTCGTACATATTTAACTAAATCTCTTTTTAATTTCATATTTCAACTCTTAATTAGAATTATACCAAAAAGTCACATCATATGTCAAGAACTGTTTTTTACAGGTCTTATTAAAACGTAGTGGCTGTAGTTTCAAATGTATACAGTGCATATCGTAAAGCATCAGCCATGTGGGATGACATATTGTGTTTTGGTTTTTCTTTTAATAAATTAGGATTCGGATCCCACTGGTATTGATCTAATGACATCTGCGCTTGTTTGCAAGTTTGGTCTACAATAAGATCATCATTGTCTACAATTCCTGCGACATGTCCGATTCCATCTAGTACTGATTTCTTTGCATTGATAGTACTAATATCATAATTTTGTGCAAAGTCGTATCTTGTTTGCTGTGCTGCAGAATCAATGTAAATCCAATCAATGTCCCATTTATCAATTAATTTTCGTATCTCTATGGCATGCTGTTCTGTAGTACGTTCAGCATTCATATATTCGTCTACTAAATAGTATTTCTGTTTATCCCAGTCGTATGCGATAACACAAAATGCAGTAGGATCTTTATATCCTACGTCAAGTCCTCCAAAGACATCCATTTGACTAGTATCTAATTCTTTTAAATCTGCTGTGCATTCTTCGTGATTAAATGCCCATACTTGTCCTTCAAATACATTAAAGTCTGCCATGTATTCTTGATTAAATTCTGCTTGGGACATTGTTTTTTTGGCTTCTTCAATATCTGCGTCTGCTACTCTTGGATTCTCATGATATGTTGCCTTTATACTACACCACTCTGGAAACTCTTCTGAGTAGCCTCTGTAATAAAATTCTGCAAAATAATTATTTCTACCCCTTGGAGTAGATATAAAAATTGCTTTTGAGTTTTCTTTGTCTAGTGTGGGTCTGAGTGCAACATTGAAGGCATCTCGTCCATCTGTAAGTGCTGCTTCATCGAATATAATGAGATCATAACTTCTACCAACTACTGAGTCTACCTGATTGATAGAACCCATTCGTATTGTAGAACCATTTGATAGTTCAATAACTTTATCTTTTGCGTTGTCTCGTGTTACCTCTAAGTCAAAATGCTTGATGAGATTTCTCTGTAAGTCAAATGAGATTTGAGATAATGAATAGTTTGGGGACATTAATAGTACGTGAGCTCCTGGTACTAAACAGGTTAGCTGTCCTATAATGTTGCTAATATATGTTTTTCCTTGTCGTCGTGATACTGCTGCGCAGACAAAACGATATTTAGGATTGTTGATTGCATTAATAATTGCAGTCTGGGAAGTGTTTGGTGTGACATTGAGTAAATCAAGATACCCTTCAATAGGTAATTTAATAAAACGAGTTTCTGGGTTCATGTCCATTAAGTAGTCTTGCACTACATCAGAACGACTTATTTCAATCAATGTAAGGTCTCTTTTTCAAATAGGTTAAAGGGATCGTCGGAGTCAAAGAGTCCGTGTTCTTTTGCAAGCTGTAGAAGATATAAGTATCCACCACATAAGTCAATAATATCAGTTTCAGCATCAGTTGGAGTTATTCCATTCACTTGTCGTGTTTGAAGTTTTTTCAACACTTCTGCGGCATGCAAGGATAATCCTTCTAGCCATACTGCTCTTCGATCTATTACTTTTGGTACTGTCATCTTTTCCTTCGTTTACTTCCAAATCTTCTTTTCTGGGAGCTAGGTGGTCTTTTCTTTGAACCACCTTTACCTGCCCAAAATACTTTGTTTGCCCAATAGGCTGCGGAAGATTTACCTTTTTTGATATTTCTTCCGTGTCGTGCTTTGAAACTGCGTCGTGCTTCAGGACTATAATTATGTCCCATGCCTTGCGCTCCAAAGCGTATTATTTTCACTTTGCCACCAACTCGTACAGCTACTACAGCTTTTTTAGTTCGGTGCTTGGGAGTTCTTTTTGGTTTATTTAGTCCGCTTAGTCCTGCCCTTTTTAGTCTTGCTTTTTCGCTTGTCGTCAGTGCCATTGTGCAATAAGTCCACGACTTTATTAAGTCGTCCTGCTTTCATAAATTCATGAAAGTCTTTATGAATAATGTTTATCTTCTGCGTAGTATTCGACCTGCACCTTTTTTACCAAATCTAGCCCTTTTTGGGTTAGTAGTTTTGCCGAATCTTGGTCCGATTGCTTTCGGTGCAGCTCCGTAGAATCCACCAGGAGTGGACATAGGAGTCTTTGTGTTCACAAAGTTTCCAGCTGCTGCGTTCATGTCTCTAGTGACACCACGCTTTAATTTATGTTTAGCTAACTTTGATGTACCATGTACACTTGGTCCGCTAAGAAATCCGCCTTGTCTTGCCATTTTCTTTTCCTAAACAGAGTTACCCCTGTTCCGTCCCATTTTTTAAATGAGTTTTTAATAATTCTTGATTTTGGTGAGGAGAGTTGAGTAACTCTCTAAGCTCTTGTCCCCACATTATTTTGTTTTCAAGAGCATAACGAAACTGTCGTGATAAATTTACCACTCCTAGTATTTCGTGTATGATTTCTTTTCTGTTCATGCTAGTCCTTATATGACTTAGCTAATGAATTTTAGCTTTTAGCTTTTTCTTCGGCTTCCATCATTTTATCTTTGATGTCCACTTGGCCGTCCCAGTTTTTATCTTGACCTGAGACAATGTTCACAAATTGTGTCCATTTAATCTTTAACCATTCTACCATTTTCTTCCTCGTATTGTTTTAATAGATTATAATAATTTTCCCGAAACTCACCCTGAGATATTCTTTGTAAAGCCCAGTCAGCAAACTGACGTTCTTTATCTCTTACCTCTTCTAGTTTTTCTTTTGGCGATTGTTCGAACATTTGTTGGTTTACCTCTGACTCCTTGTCTTACTGCTCGTTTCCTACGAACAGCAGATTTCTTTTGAGCTTTGCTCATAGTTCTAGCACGAGCTAAAGGTACACATTTAGGGTAGCCTTTGCGAGAAGTTTTCGCTTTTCCTCTACCACAGGGTTGATATTTTCCTTTCTTTTTAGGTCGTCCAATATCTACCCATTTTTCTTTAAACCATTTCTTTAATCCTGTACTAGCCACGGCGATACCTCCCGCCAGCTTTTTTATACTCTCTGACTAGATATGCGTTGGCATATGCACTTGGATAAACAGCAAACTTTCGTTTGGTTTTCGCTTTAATTCTTGCATAAAGTTTGGCGTTAGTAGGTATGTTTCTCTTTTTACGAGTACTTCTACTTTTTCTTCTTCTTGCCACGTTTCTTCTTCTTAGGTCTTCCGACCTTTCCACCGTAAGTTCCTTTACCGTAAGGCATACTTTCTCCCTATGTCCAGCGAGGGGGTTCCTCAGGACACTCCGCCCATCTTATTTTAGTTTTGAGGGGCATAAAACAATTACAAACTTTACAAACCTTCCATGTTTTATCTAGGTTTGGGCATTTTTTGCAGATTTTGTAGCGTTCCTCATGGGAAAGCTTTTTCTTCATCTTAATTTTCTAGGTAGTTTTTGTCTGCGTGCTCGTCTTAGATTAGTCTTTCTAGCCATGAGTATTTTTACTCTTCTTGAAAGTTCTTGTGAAGGTTCTGATCCTTCTCCGTCAACGACTTTTGTTGAGTCTGTTTTCTCAACTGCTTTTTTCAAAGCTTCTTCTATACTATTACTCATTTGATAATCTTTCTAGTGCTATTTTTGCGTTTTCTTCTGTGGTAAACCCATGTTTATCACCTTTGAAGGTAAAGTAGAATAAGCCATCATCTTCTTTTTTGATGATACTATCTGCTTTTTTAGTTTTTGATGCTTTCACATCTTTTGTTTCGTATCCTTTAATCATATTTTCTCCGTTAGGGATGCATTGACAATATAGTTCCAATTGTAGTTATTCCGCCAACTATTAGTGTGCCAGCGACTCCAATCATTATTGTCTCAATTCTATTGATTTGAGTTTCAACATCTTCAAATTTATTAAATGCAGTTTTCCATCTTTCTGCACACACAGCTTCATGTTTGTCCAAATTTGCAGCGACTTCGTTAAGTTCCATGTTGTATTCCCTAATATTCTTGAAGATTTTTCTTCATATGTTTGTAATTATATCAAAAGTGAGCAGAAGTGTCAAGTACTATTTTCTGATGGTGTATATTTTAACTGGTTCCGACTTGCCTTTTACCGTTACCTCATCTAAAAACTCGTAGTCATATCCGTCAACTAAACTGTGCTCGGATATGACAAGATCGACATCGTAGTTCTTACATGAGGACTCTAATCGAGCAGCTAAATTTACGGCGTCGCCAAGGACAGAGTAGTCAAAACGACTGCTACTACCAAAATTACCAACAACACATAAGCCAGAATTAATTCCTGCCCCAGTGTTAATTTGGTCAAGATTTTCTTCTTTAAGTTTTTCATTTAATTCTCCTAAAGCCTCTCTCATTTCTAGTACACATTCTGTAGCCTTTCTTTCTTGATCATCAATGTCAAGTGGTGCGTTCCAGAAAGCCATAATACAGTCTCCCATGTACTTATCAATGGTTCCGCCATGTTTTAGTATGATTTCTGTTTGATTATCCAAAAATCGGTTTATTAATTTTGTAAGACCTTGTGGATCTTTTTGGTATTTTTCAGAAATTGGTGTGAATCCTCGAATATCTGAAAAAAGAAAAGTGAGTCGTTTCGTCTCCCCACCCAATCTCAGCAATGTTGGGTCCTCCTGTAATTTTTTCACGAGGTCTGGAGATACATACGTCCCGAATTGTTGTTTAATTTGCAATCTCAGCAAATACTGCGTAATGAAATTACGGAAACTTTCAATACTCCAGAATAAAAACGAGATTAAAATAATCCCGCTGACGTCTATTAAGTAAGAAGATTGAAACGCATACCAGGCTCCATAGATTAGCCCAGCTATAAGTATAACTAATGTGGGTAAACTAACCCAGATATAGGATGCTGTGACCGCAATAATAGATATTGCGAGTAATGCTCCCAATAACTCTGATCCACCAGCCCAAGTAGGAGTGGAAGGAGCAGAACCATTAATAAGATTATGTAAAATATTTGCTTGAACTTCATGTGGGTACTTTAAACCTGCTGGTGTTGGAGTTGGGTTAACTACTCCCTCTGCTGTTACTCCAAAAATAACAAAAGGTGCATCTATTGGACTCTCTAAAAACTCTAATCCTGTTTGTTTGTAGAATTTTGTGTTCCAATCTAAAAATATTCTAGCATTTGCATCTGTTTTCATCAAAGGGTAGCTAGGAACCCTTATCCAATCAATACCTTCTTGTGTTGTTTTTAGCTGGTACGAAGGATCGTTTACTGCGAGTCTTAAGAGTTCCAAGGCGAAAGCTGGGTAAAGTTTTGACTGCACGTTTACGACTAGGGGAATACGACGAGTAACCCCGTCTATTTCCGGCGTAGCGGTTACTAGCCCTAGCCCCTTTCTGTTTAACTCCAGAATAGACTCTGTACGTAAAATTCCTTGATACTGATATAGCCATGGTAATGGATCCTCCCCTAATTGGGCTGTGCCTACATGTAGGCCTTGCTCAGATGTTTGAGCTGAAGCTGCTGATGCTAGTACTGTAGGTACTTCTCGCATTGCGTTGCTTAATTTTGTGTCGTTTTCTTTGCCTCGAATGTCTGGATCAGGCATGAGTACTGTAATTCCTGGAACTGCGTTTGTTTTTGTAATAAGTTCCTGCCCAGTCTTGTGACAGATATCAATATCATTAAATTCTCTTTCATGCGTTGAGCCAATCCAAGTTATGTTATTTATCTTTGGTAAAATATAACCAGCTGAATTAATGGGCAGATCTAAATCAATTGGCTGCTCACCCCTTAAACCAACCAGTTGCCCTTTTGAAATTTTAAGACCAGATAAATATTTTGTTAAACCTGAACCATTAGCAATAATTAAATCATCAAAGCCAGATTTTTTTTCCTGATTGCGGAAGCGAATATCTATCTTAGCTTTATTTTTATCCCAGCCATCAAAATAATGATTGCATGAAATTTTTATATTTTGATATGCTGTCATTTCCTTGCAAATTAATTTAGGAAATAAGTAGCCACCTTTTTTAACTATTAACCCATTGGTATCGAATCCATATAATTTTTTCATTTCTTTTTTATCTATGATTTGAAATAGATCTTCTCGATTTAAACTCTTCATATCCTCAATCCATTCTTGCTGATAATCATTTGAGTGCGAGAATAAAAGACCAGTATTTTTATATGCATTAGAGAATTGTGCATATAATTTTTCAGCAAAAAAATAACTTTGAGCAGTTAAAAATGAATAAGGTGAATTATTTGGAGAAAATCTTGGATACATAGCAGCAACTGGATTGCCAGATGCGCCAGCAGCAATCTCATCTGCAGACTCAAATATTTCTACTTGTGCGCCATTTTGTATAGCTGCATATGCCGCAGAACAAGCTGCTATCCCGCTTCCAATAATGGCTATTTTCTTATTTTTATTGGAGGGAATATTAGGAGCAGGAATGCTTAGTGATTTTCTTCCAATGAGCTTGTG